GTCCGTCCCTTATGCGTGTACTCCCGTAAGACTTCCTTGGGAAATCACCGAGGAAACTCTCCGCGAGAACATTGAGGGACAGAGCCTCGAAACCACTATCACCAACCTTATGACCGCGCAGCTCGGTGTTGATATGGAGGACCTTTACCTCAACGGCGACACCGAAATCGGTGCTGACGACCCCGACCACGACTTCCTTTATGTGAACGACGGTTGGTTGAAGCAGATTAAGGCCGGCGGCCACGTTTACGACGCAGCTGCAAAGAACGCGGGTGCTATGACCCTCGATACTTTCTACGGTTGCCTTTCTGCAATTCCTAACAAGTACAACAACGGCAAACTCCGTTGGTTGATGAGTCCTCGCAGAGCGCAGGAGTGGGAATTGTTCTTAATGAACAAGGTTATCGACGCGGGCGGTGCTGTGCCGGAGGGTGTTTACAACGCTCCTGCTCGTATTCCTACCGTGGAAGTACCCGCTATGCCTGACGACTGCGTAATTCTCGCAGACCCTAAAAACCTTATCGGTGTAAACTCTTACAACGTGGTTATCAGAAAGACCACCGAGGGCGAAAAGGCAATTATGATGGATAAGCGTTTCTATGTCGTTCACCTCGACTTTGACGCTATCATCGAGGAAATCGACGCAACCGGCATTATTACCGGCTTGAAGTAATAAGGAGGAGCGACTATGTACCGTGTAAAACTCATTAAAGGCCGCTCTTACACGGGCGCAATCCGCGCCACGCAGGAACAGCCTTTCGTAGATGTTGAAGACAAGGCTATCGCCGAGGCAGCCGTAGCAACGGGTTATTTTGAACTCGTTGAAGCGGAGGGCGACGACGATAACGGCTCTGCCGACATTTCCAAAATGACCGTACCGCAGTTGGAGCAGTACGCAAAGGACAATAACATTGACCTCGGCGGTGCTACCAAGAAAGCGGACATCATCAAGGCTATCGAAGCCGCACAGTCCGAGGGCGACGACGATAACGGCTCTGCCGATTTCGGCGAAGACGATGAGTAATGAAACGGAGGCGATATTATGGTGAAAAGACCGTGGGTAACCCCGCAGGAAGTCAAAGACTATACCGAATATCCCTCCGTTAAATCCCGTACAGACGCACGACTCGCCGTAGATATTGCGAGAGCGGAGCAATATGTTATAGCGTTTACAAACAATAAGTTTGAAGATGTTGAGGAGATACCGCAGGGCGTAAAAACCGCCGTTATTCTTGTAGCGGAGGCATACGCCTTTAACGCTTGTATCGCCGCAAGGGAAATGAAGTCGGAGCAATTCGACGACTACTCCTACACGGCCGCAGACACGACGGCAATCGACATTGACGCGCTTGACATCGCTCCTCTGCTCGAAGAATTTACGGTAGAGGCAACCCGGAACGGCATAACTCTGCGTATGCGGAAACTGTAAAGGAGGGACCGGCTATGAGCATAGAGGCGTTTTTCGACCATAAATGCGACATATACCACCTCGTAAAAGAGGAGAAAAGCCCCGGCTACAATCTCCCCTCCGCCCCCTCCTCTGCTACATACCCCCAAGAAGCGGACGAAAGTGGCGTAGAATGCCATTTTACAATCCGCGTAGGAAATAATACCTCTATGGTACAAAACGAGCCACACAACGATTTTTCGGCACGGACAAAGCTGAATATCCCGGTCGATACTGACATCAGAATAAACGACAAGGTCGTAGAACACGACACAGGGCTTTCGTACACCGTGGTAACGCCTCCCCGAAACATACGGGGACATCACAAAATCTGTTATGTGGAGCGGACGCAGGAGCAGAAACCGCTTTGAGTAAGTATGTAGAAGTAGACACCTCTGCGATGAGTGGATTTCTCGACAATCTCGAAAGAGCGGCGCGAGGAGGCTTTCGCAAGGAAATGGAACTGTTTTTAGAGGGGCTTGGCGTAGAGTTTTTGCGTTTGGTTGAGGACGAAATCATACGGCGCAAAGTGCTTGACACTCGCCTGTTGCTCGCAAGTTTCCATAAAGGGGACGGCAACAATGTATGGGACATTTCGGACGGAGGCCTCACGCTTGAAGTAGGCAGTTCACTTGAATACGCAGGATATGTCAACGACGGGCATTGGACGAACTCAAAGGGCGTTCAGAGGCGGTTTGTCCCCGGTTATTGGGAGGGCGACCGCTTTATTTATGACCCGTCGGCGGACGGAGGTATGGTATTAACGCAGAAATGGGTCGAGGGCAAACACTATTGGGACTCGGCCTTGCGAATACTCGAAAAGATATACCCCGAATTACTTGACAAAAAACTGCAGGAGTGGCTCGACAACTACTTTTAGCGAAGAAATGAGGTGTAACAATGCTTGAACAAGAAGTAGCAAGTATTATCAAATTCACCCTCGATAGCGCGGGACACCCCGCCCCGTACTATAACGAGGTTAAGGAGAATTTCGCCGTTCCGTCAATCTATTTTCCCTCCCCGGAGATAGACACGGGCGGCGAAACATTCTCCACGTATCGCCTTGGGTACAGTTGGTTTGTAAAGGTTTTCCACAAAACCACGGAGGACGCATACGCTATGGCGTTAAAAGTCCTACTCGCAATAAAGGGCGCGAGGAACTGCGTACCGCTTATTGCAACCGACGGCCAAAACACAGGCGAATTACTGCGTATCAAAGACCCGGCAATCAAGAAATTGGATAGCGGAGTTTACCAAATCGAATTTGGGTGGGACAGCCGCAGACCATACAACGACCCGGAATATTTGTTAGTGCAGGACTATCATATCAAAGGTTGGAGCGACGCGGAGGCTTACCTCGAAAAGGAAATCACCGAACAGACCGTACAGCAAGTACGGGACCTTTTGGGGGACACCGACGACAACGCGCAGCCTACAACATAAGGAGGAAATATCTCTATGGCAAAGGAAAAGATTGCGGTAGAAAATACCGAGGAAATCACCAAATATCCCATTGAGAAACTCCGTTATAACTGCTTTGCGTTGTTCGGTGTAACGACAAGCACTTTCGACGGAGCGACACTTGGGTACAACGGAGAATACTCCGTAGACGAAATCAAAAAGGCCATTGATAAATGGCAGAAAACAACCGTAAAAAAGGAGGCTAACTAACTATGGCAGGTGGAAAATTCGATAAACTTGCAGGAAAGGTCCGCCCCGGTACTTATGTGAACTTTGAAAGCACAAAGGTCGGGACGGTCGGCGTTGGCGAAAGAGGTATTGTGGTAATTCCTTTTATCGGCCACGCTTACGGCCCTGTTAAGCAATTCATCACCATTACAAACGCTGCACCCGACGCAGAGAGAGCGAAACTCGGTTACAGCGTTTATGACGACAACGACAATATGTTGCTCGTCAGAGAAGCAATGAAGAACGCCGCTACCGTGATTATTTACATCACCGCGAGCGGCACAAAGGCAGTCGGCAACGGCGGCGGTTTATCCGCAGAGGCGGTACACGGTGGCGTGAGAGGCAACGACCTCGCATTCAGCGTTGTATCTAACCCTGTGGGTGGCTTTGACGTAACCGTTACTCTCGGAGGTGCGATTATGAGTACCTATGAGGGTATCAACTCTGCCGACGAACTTGCGGGCGACGCATACATCAAGTTTACCGCAGCCGGAGAGAAAATCTCTGCTGTTGCGGGTGTAAACCTCGCAGGAGCAACGGCAACCGAAAGCGCAAACGCGGATGTTGCCGACTTCCTCGACGCTATCGAGGGTGTTAAGTTTAACGCTGTGGCTTTCCCTGTTGTGGACGAGGCTCTGTTGACTGCGTTCAAGAGCAAAATCAAGTATCTACGCGACAATGTTGGCAAGGGCGTAATCGGTGTAGCAACCGGCCTTGTTGCTGACTACGAGGGCATTATCAACGTAACGAACTCCGTTATCGTTGAGGGCCGCGAACTCACCAACGCACAGGCAACCGCTTGGGTAGCGGGTGCTACCGCCGGAGCGTCCTATGTTCAGTCTAACACCTACAAGGTGTACGACGGCGCAACGGGCATTGTAGGCGTGAAGACCCACGAACAGGCAGTCGCCGCTATCAAAAACGGCGAATTCTTCTTCTCTCTCTCCGAGGAGGGCAAGGTCGTAGCAGAGTACGACATCAACAGTCTTGTTACTGTTCCTGTCGGCAAAGACGACTCTTACAAGAAGAACAGAGTTATCCGCGTATTTGACACTTTCAACGAGAGTGTGCAGCTGAACTTCCCGCCTAACAAATATCCTAATAGCCCTGTGGGTTGGGATATTATGGAGGGCGTAGGCCGCTCTATTCTCAAAGAGTTTGAAAACGCAGGAGCAATCAAGAATGTTGACTACGAGGCAGATTTCTTGGTGGACCGTGAGGCTTCTGTTGGGGACCAGACATATTTCAATGTCGGCCTCGAAGCCGTAGACTCCGCCGAAAAACTGTACTTCACCGTAGCAACTCGATAAGGAGGAATAAGCGATGAAATACAACAAAAACCCTATTTCTTTGCGCGAGGGTAAAATGTTCATCGACGGCGTAGAGGTTATGGACGGCATTAAGGCCAACATCAAATTTACGCCCGATGTATGGACAGGCAGACAACTCGGCGAAAAGACTCCGAGCAGCAAGTATCTCGGTTATGCTATCACAGGTAGCATTACCCGTCGTCGCTCTACTTCTTGGCTGAAAGACGCTATCGCCAAGTACAGAAAGACCGGCGAAACTCCCGAATTCACCATTCAGGGCGTAATGGACGATACCACATCGGACTATTACAAGAAGAACGGCGCAGACACTTGCACTTGCGTTGGCTGTGTTCTCACGGGCGACCTCAACCTCATCGACCTCGACAGCGGCGGCGAAGTGGTTGACGACGTTATCAACTTCAACGCAAAGGACATCGTATAAACGCACACAAACACCGGCCCCTCTGTTGAAAAGCGGAGGGGCTAATTTATTTATTTTGAAAAGGAGTAACTACAATGGCTAAAGATTTGAAATATTTTATGCGTGAGCAGAAAGAGGAAATCATCACCGTTCCCGGTCCGGAGTCTTTCAAGGACGAAAACGGCAAAGTCATTGATTTTGAGGTACGCGTCCTCGATAACGCGACCATTACAAAAATCAACGACTCTTACAGAAAGCGCAGTATCGCCACCGACAAAAAGGGCAACCCCCTTATTTTCAACGGCGAGGTAGTGTGGAAGACCGAAAAGGACAGCGCGAGAGCAACCCGCCACATCATCGCGGAGGCTTTGGTTTACCCCAACCTCAAAGACGAGAAGTTGATGGAATACTACGGCTGCCACGACATTACCGAAATGCCTACAAAGGTATTCCCCAAGTCTGACGAATTCGCTCACGTTTCTCGCCTTGTATTCGCTGCTCTCGGTATTGGCTCATTCCCCGGCGCAGACGAAGACGAGGGCAACGCTGACTCCGAAATCGACGAAGCAAAAAACTAATATCCTGCAAGGGTACGGAGTCCTATTGGGCGCACTTGCTTTGGCAAAGACACAATCTGCGCCCGGAGGAATTCGAGGCTATGCCACAGCGTAAAAAGGTGTGGTTTATAGCCTCGGAAATCAAGGAGGCCGAAGACCCCTGCAGGAAGTATTAAGAAAGGAGGCGGAATAGAGTGGCTAATCTTACCGCGAAATTCAAACTCATTGATGAAATGAGTGCAAAACTCGACAAAATCGCACAGAGCGGTCGAAATGCCCTATCCCAATGGGAACAGGCGGGCAATGCCATAGACGGAGCATTCGACGGAGCGGTAACAAGTACCGTACACGCAGCGCAGTCTATTGGCGACTCCTCCGACTCCATTGAGGAACTGACCGAGGCTACGCAGAAAGCAACAACCGCCGCCGACAGACTCGCCGACGCTAACGAGGAAACAGAGTCGGCTCTCGAAGATGTTGCAAAGGACGCAGAAAAAGCGGCTGACGGTGTAGAAGACTTCGGCGACGAAAGCGAGGAGGCGGGACGGAAATCCGAGAAATTCGGCGACCAATCCCGCGAAGCGTTTGAGTCAATCGAAGAACTGCTCGTCGGCGCAGGAATTGTCAAGGGTCTTGAAGCAATCGGAGAAGCGTTTGTAGACTGTGTAAAGGACGCTATTGAGTTTGAGAGTGCTATTACGGGCGTTTATAAAACCGTTGACGGAACGCCGGAGCAACTCGCCGCAATATCTGACGAGGTAAAGGAAATGTCGCTACGACTACCCTCCACTACGACGGAGATAGCGGCAGTAGCAGAGGCGGCCGGACAGTTAGGCATTCAAACAGACTCTATCACGAGTTTTACGGAGGTTATGATAAACCTCGGTGAGGCTACAAACCTATCGTCTGATGAGGCGGCCTCGTCCCTTGCGAAATTCGCAAACATTACCAAAATGAGCGCGGACCAATACGAGAATTTAGGTTCGACGGTCGTTGCGCTCGGTAACAATTTCGCCACAACGGAGGCGGACATCGTCGCTATGTCAACGAGAATGGCCTCCGCAGGCTCACTCGCAGGACTTTCCGAGCCGGAAATCCTCGCCCTCGCGGCCGCTATTTCTTCCGTTGGTATCGAAGCAGACGCGGGCGGCTCGTCTATGTCTACGCTGTTGTCAAAATTGCAACTCGCAGTAGAAACAGGAAACGACCAACTCGAACAGTTTGCCTCGGTAGCAGGAATGACGGCGGACGAATTCTCGCAAAAGTGGGGAGAAAACGCCGTAGACGCTCTTTATGCGTTTATTGCGGGACTCAATGACACCGAGAGGAACGGCGCGTCAGCGACCGCTCTTTTGGACGAAATGGGTATCACAGAAATCCGACTCTCCAATGCGGTAAAAGCACTCGCGAGCAATCACGAGGGCCTCGCAGACGCTGTTGACCTTGCCAATAATGCTTGGGAACAGAATACAGCACTCGCAACGGAGGCAGAAACCCGATACTCCACCCTTGAAAGCAAACTTGCTATGACCGAGAACGCACAGACAAACCTCTCCACCGCTATTGGCGAGGTGTTCACCCCGACGGTCGAAATCGGAGCGGAGGCGGCGGCAAACCTTTTGAACGGACTTGCCGGCATAGCGAAAAACCACCCCGGAGTTGTAAAGGCGCTTGCTGTTGTAACGACGGGCGTAGCAGCCTATACTGCGGGGATTGTAGCATATGTTGCTGTGAAGAAAATCGCCACAATCGTACAGACGAATTTCAACAAAGCAGCACTCGCAAATCCGTATGTTCTTCTGGCAACAGGCATTATTGCCCTAACAACGGCTGTTGTTTTATTTTCCGACAGTATGACCGCCGCCGAAAAGGAAATGGCGAGTCTAACAGCAACTTCCCGAAAACAGGCGCAAGAACTCGAATCCCTAAAGGGCGAGTATGCCGAGGTTTGCGACCAGTATGGAGAAAATTCTTACGAGGCACAGGCTCTTGAATGGCAGATTGACGACCTTTCAGAAGCCTACGAGCGAAACAAGCAAACGACAGAGGAGTATAATGCGGAATTAGACTCTTACATCGAGGGTTTACGCACTTCGCGTGAGGAATACGAGGAAACCACAAGCAGCTTTGACAACGAGTATGAGAGTAGCATTGCCCTTATAGCAAAACTTCAAGAGTTAGGAAGTACATCGGAGCAGGCAGCTCGAAATCAAGCCCTTATTGTCCCGATTATCGACGAGTTAAATAGCCGATATGAGGGATTGGGACTAACATTCGACTCTTTAACCGGAAAATTTAACCTACCGTCAGACCAAATACAGCAAATTGCAAAGGAAGAAGCAGATCTCAATAAACGCACAGAGGACTGGGAACGGTATGTAAAAGTGCTTGGTGATTTACCAACAGCATACCAAAACCTTGAAGAAGCCAAAACAGAACTCGGTTTATTGACGGAAGCCTCAGATAAAGCGTCTGACGCAGTATCGGACTACAATTGGTCTTGGGAACACTTTATTTCGTCTTTTGGAGGCAGTTGGGACCAAAAAATGTGGGACCTCTGCAAAGCAGCAGACGATTTGAACGCAAAAGAGTCAGAGCAAAAGGAAAAAGTCAGCCAACTTCAAAGCGAGTATGACGCTCTTTTAGAAACCCAAAAGCAAATCGAGGAACAGTACGGTATTACCTCTTCCGAAGTTGAGGACCAGGGCAACGCATTTATTACTTGGCAGGACGCAGTCAACAACAGTATGTATGCAGTGCAAACAGAGGTTGAGGAACTATGCGCAGCCTATGACGAAGCATACATCGCCGCCCGCGACAGCATTGACGGTCAAATCGGCCTGTTCCAAGAAATGGTCGTAGAAGCCGAAACCTCGGTAGAGGAAATGAAAGGTGCTTGGGAGAGTCAAATTCAATACCTAACAACCTATGCCGATAACATCAAAAAGGCTATGGATTTCGGTCTTGATGATGAACTCATCAAGGAACTTTCAGACGGCAGCGAGGAAAGCGCGGCCTACCTCGATACTATCATCAGCAAGGTGGAGGAACTCGGCGGAACAACCGACGAAGCAAAGAAGTTTGTTTCTGAATTCAACGCAAAATTCCAAGAGGTTGAAACCGCAAAAGACGAATTTGCGGGGACCGTTGCCGATATGGAAACGGGATTTTCCGAGAAACTCACGCAAATGCAAACCGACCTCGATACTGCGATAGACGGTATGAATATGGAAACCGACGCGGCGGCAGCTGCAAAGGCGACTATGGACGCATACTTGCAGGAGATTATCGAGGGAGGCAATTCTGCGGTAAAGGCAGCAGAGAGTGCGGCGGCTCGTGTAGCGGCGGCTCTGAAAACGGGAACGCCTACAACCGCCGACGGAACAGCAACATACGTTCCGAAAGACTTTGTCGGACCGTTAGCACCCGGACAGCAATACTCACCGTATGCGAGCGGTACAGACTACGCCTCACAGGGTATTCACCTTGTAGGCGAACACGGCCCGGAACTTGTTGAGTTTGAGGGCGGTGAAACCGTATACCCGGCGGACGAAACCTCTCGTATTCTTTCCCGAATTGGCGACGCAAAATTCCATACCTCCCCGGAGGCAGGAGCAGCGGTCAAAGAGGAGCAGACAGGAAACAGAGAGGAAAAGCGCACTATCCGTCTTGAAATCAACGGCAGCGGCGCAATAGAGGTTGACAGCACAATGGACGAGGAAACTGTTGTAGACATTATCGGCAGACACCTCAAACCCGTCCTCGCGGGCATTGTAAAACAAGAAATTTTCGAGGAGGGCGATTTGGCTTATGACTTCTAATAACAAGTATCAAATGTGGCTCACATTCAACGGAGAGAAAGAGAAAATCAGACTCCCGGTGTTGCCCGAAAAATTCAAAATCACGATGGGAACGAAAGACCAAAGCGTAGACGTGGCGGGACTTGGAGAAATCCTCGTAGCCCAAAGCAGACCCGCGACGGAGTTTTCGTTCTCGTCGTTCTTCCCGGCGGCGGCTTTCCCCGGAATTGCGGTGTCTTATGTAACGAAGCCCAAAACGCTGAAAGACAAAATCACGGAATGGAAGAACTCGACGAAGCCCGTACACCTTATTGTTACGGGGCTTGACATCGACGTTTACTGCCGTATCACGAAATTTGTACCAAGCGAGGAGGGCGGCGACGTAGGCACTATAAAATATGACATTACGCTCAAAGAATTCAGAGAGCCGAAAGTCAGACAGGTCAAGGTCGAAGTGAAGACGCAGACGGCGACCGTGCAAAACACCCCCGCCCGGACAGACAACACGACGCAACCCACCACCTATACAGTCAAAAAGGGCGACTGCCTGTGGAATATCGCAAAGAAATTCCTCGGCAATGGTGCGTTATATATGCAGATTTACAATCTGAATAAAAACATCATCAAAAACCCGAATTTGATTTATGTAGGTCAAGTGTTGCGTATAAAGTAGGAGGTGCGCTATGGCAGGAATAAACCTCATTCTCATTAAAGGGACGCAGGGCTATGACATAAGCGACCTCGTTATGCAAGTAAAATGGGGCGGGAGGAAAGGGTCTTCCTCCCGCACTATTGATGTTACCCTACTCGACGACGACCAACAGGACAACGCGAGAGCCGGAGTCAACGTAGAAGACGGCAATCAATGTATTTTCAGTTGGAACGGCAAAGAGTTATTCAGAGGAATTTTGATGAAGCAGGGTCAAACGCAGAAAAAGCAGTTGACATTTAAGGCTTACGACAACGGAATTTACCTCGCAAACAACAAAGACACCTTTGTATACACGAACAAAACCGCAGATTTTATATTCAAAGACATCTGCAAGAGGTTTGGTTTGCCATATTCAGAGGCGGCGGCGTGTAGTTACAAGGTCCCGGAACTCACCAAACCAAAAACAACCGCTTTTGACGCGATTGCAGACGCTTTGAGCCAAGATTTCAATGCCACGGGTACACGACACTACATCGACTCGCAAAAAGGCTCTCTACGGCTTTTAACGCGACGAGAGAACATTATGCAATGGGTGTTGGAGGTTGGAAGTAATATTATTTCCTATAACAGCAGCGTTAGTATAGAAAAAGTAAAGACCCGTATCAAACTTTTGTCCGATGAGGGGACTGTGTTAGCCGAAAAGAAAGACGCGGCCCTCGAAAAGAAAATCGGTGTTATGCAGGACATCGACGAGCCGGACGAAACCCTCAACAGCGCACAGCTGCAGGAACTTGTGGCGAGTATGCTTGACGAGAGCAAAGCACCGACACGGTCTTTGAAGTTAGACACGCTCGGTATACCCGATGTTGTTTCGGGATTGGGGGTATTTGTTATTATCCCCGCTCTCGGTATCTCGAAGACATTTTATGTTGATGAAGATACGCACATATTCAAGGATAATTACCACAGAATGACAGTAACGCTGAATGAGGCGCGAGATTTGCAGAAGAAACCCGCCGCAGGAGGAAACGCTACAAGCGGAAAAACCGAAGGTAGTACGGTTTATTTCAACGGCGGAAATCATTATTTCACCTCCGGCTCGACATCGCCGACAGGCGGAACGCGAAAAGCGGGCAAAGCAAAACTCACGCTGATAGCAGAGGGAGCAAAACACCCCTACCACGTTGTGGGAGGCGCATACAACGACGTTGACGGCGACTGTAATGTTTACGGTTGGGTCAACGCCGACCAAATCAGTTAAAGGAGGGCTGAAAAATGACAAACGACCCCGGAGGACAAACGAGCCTCAAAGGATTGTTTCAAGGGCTTGTTCCCGACCCCTGCGGAATTCTGCAAGGGACCGTTATTTCCGCCTCGCCTTTGCAAATACAGGCTGTGAATGACGAAAAACTCATTCTCCCCGCTACGGTTTTGATTGTACCGAGGCACTTAACGAATTACTCCGCTACGGTGGATATTTCGGTAGGCAGAGGAACGCTGTCAAGCGTTACGGACAACAAAGGCACACACGAACACAGCGGAGGCGAACACGGCGGCCACGATAGCGGAAACGGCTCTCACGACCACAACGGCGGAGAGCATAGCCACGCCCTATCCACTTTCTCCATTTCGGGCGGCAGTATGACAGTATACAACGCCTTGAAATCGGGAGAAAAGGTACACCTCCTTTCGCTCAACAACGGCAAAAAATACTATGTTTTAGATAGGGTGGTGTAATTATGGCAGAGTCAGTATTCATTCCGTTACCCGTTAGCGAGGTAACAGAGGCACAGGAAAAACCGTCCCTCACCTACAAACTCGACCTCGACAAAGGACGAATAATGGGAATGGTGGACGGACTTGAAGCCGTAAATCAAGCGATACGAAAAGCGATTATAACCCCGCGCTTTAAGTGTCTGATTTACGATAACCAATACGGCAGCGAAATACAGGAGGCAATTATAGCGGAAGACGCTACGCCGGAGTATACAGAGGCCGTAATACCCGGCTTTGTGGAGGACGCGCTGAAACCCGATACACGAATTTTGAAAGTCTACGATTTTCAATTTGAGTTTATGTCGGACGGAGCGCACATCTTTTTCAGAGCCGATACCATTTTTGGGGAAACAGAATTCGAGGAGGTGATTTGATGTTTGAAGAAATTACATACGAGAAACTGTTGGAAGATGTTTTGGAGAACGCCCCTGCAGGGATAGACACCCGGCAAGGCAGTATTTTCTATGACGCAGTTTCGGGAGTGTTGTTGAAAATTGCAAAACTCTATACCGATATTGATACGATAGCGGAACTTGTTTCGTTAGACACGGCGACGGGAGAATATCTCGACCGCAAAGCAGGAGAACATATGGTAACCCGATTACCCGCGACGAGCTGTTGCTATTATTTCAGTTTTGAGGGAACTGCGCCGGACGTCGGCGAAAGATTTTACACCGACGGTCTTTATTTCGTTTTGAGAAAAAACGAGGACGGCGAATACTATCTCGAAGCAGAAACGGCAGGAACAGCCTCGAACACCGTTTACGCAGGAACGGCCGCAATACCTACGAGTAATATTCAAGGGCTTACGGCGGCGACATTTGGCGAGATTATGGAACTCGGCGCAGACGAAGAAAGCGACGACGACCTCCGCGAGAGGTTAAGAGAGAAAATTTCGGGACCGGCGGAAAACGGAAATAGGCAGAATTACCGCTCTTGGTGCGAGTCTATCGAGGGCGTAGGCAGAGCGCGTATTATTCCGCTTTGGAACGGGCCTAACACCGTAAAGGCAATTATCATTGACCCAAGCGGCACACCCGCCACACAAACAGTAGTAGAGCGCGTACAGAACTACATCGACCCCGATAACGACGGCGACGGAGAGGGCGACGGACTCGGAGAGGGCGTTGCAAACCTCGGCGCACACTTTACAGCAGTAGCCCCGGAGGAAAGAATTATCAATATTTCTTTCAATGCGGTTTTGGCGGCCGGAGCAACCGCTGACGAGGCGGAGGAACAGGCGCGAGCAGCCATTACCGACTACCTTTCGGGACTTACACTCAACACCCCGGACGGCGAAAGCGTGGTAGTGCGACTCTCTGCTATCGGTGCTATTATAAACGGTCTTTCCTCTATTCTCGACTACAACACGCTCGAACTTAACGACGCGACGGAGAACATCGAGCCGGGCGACAGCGCGGTAGCCGTGATTGGTGAGGTGATGTTGAATGTATTATAACAACGGATATGACAGCACCTACGAGGAACTCATTACCTTTTACCCTGCTTTTTACAGAGAGGTCAAAGAAATAAAGGCCATTCTTGAAGCGCAGGGAGAAATCACGGACGGCGTTATTGCGGATATAAACCGGGTTATCGAAAACTCGTTTATCGCTACAGCGGACGAAACGATGATAACAAGGCTTGAAAAATTCCTCGGACTTCCTACTGACACATCAAAATCCCTCGAAGACCGCAGACAGGCGGTAAGCGTCTGCTTTTACGGCTTTGGTAAACTGTCAGCGTCGAAG